GTTTGAAAGACAGTTTGATTGAATTTGATTTTATGATAATATGGTGAGACAACACGTTCAACTTGTTCATAGTCATTCCACTCACAAAAATCACCATCCATTATATCACCAGGTTTCAAATCTGCATTATAATAAAATGTTTTTGTCGCTCCATTGGTGAGAGTATATGCCGAAACAGGTATACTTGTGTTTGACCTTTGATTATTCAAATCCCACCAAGGAGTCGCAGTTTTTGCTAAATTGAATCCCCACCCTTGTTTTAACCCAACACTATTAAATGGTTGGTTGAAGTATCCTGAATATCCTTTGTTAACTATTGTTAAACTGATTTCATTCAACGGTCTTTTTTGGTTATCCAACAAACCCGCAAAATTCAAATCATAGTTAGATGTCACATCATAAGCATTACTACTTGCTTTTTGAGATATTCTTGTGACATTATTTGGTGTTATAGAACTGTATTCAAGTTTTCTTTCTTCTCCGAACACATTTCTTTCAAATCCAGCCTTAGTGATTGCAAGGTCAGTAAGGTTAGTTAAGACTTTGTATTTCTTAACATAGTATTTAGATCTTGTTTCGGTTAGATTGGCGGGATTGATTACTCTACGAAATGTACCAATTGTCCCATTATTAAATGTAGACCCTGTAAATCCAATATTAAATAAGTTGAATACATGTTTATCACTTCCAAATAATCCATTACCAATAGAATAAACTTGGAATATGTTAGACCCTCGATATGTTAAAGATAACTCTACATATTGTCCTATAGTCAATCCATGAGGTGCAATACAAATAAAAGAAACCAAACCATTACCATTCTGAGTATTGTTAACTATTGAAAATGGAATTCCACTTGACGCAATCCAGTTGACATCATTATTCGTGGTAGAATAGTATGTTAATTGTCTATTACTATCATTTTCATAGGGATAAGTCAAGTAATACATCCAATTGTAGGTATAAGCACTCTTAGCCTTATACTGAAAATGATTGTCTCCTACATTAGGTCTATAAAAATCAAATTCATAATATTGTGGGAACCCTTTCCAAATACCACTTTGTTTTGACCCTACAGGGTCACTGTAATATAAGTTATATTGAAATGGTAAATAAGTTGTAGTACCTATATAGGTATTATCATACAAATATGTTATCTTAAATGTTGGTCTAAATATTGTACTTTCTTGTCGTTCGTCGTCATAAATCTGAGCAAGATTTAACGTGGATGTCCTATCATACTCAGTAAGTTCTTGACTTTGTTCTTGAAGGGTTAAAGAGAGTTCCTCATCTATTGACGGTGCACCTTTATATCTAAGTCCACTTGGTATTATTGTATACTTATTCATCTACAGAATACTTAGTCTTAAATTTATCCAAAGCAGTTTCACCCACTATGGTTCCAAAATAAAATTGGAATGGAGCACCTACCACAAATTTTTGTTTCAACGCTCCCGTTGATTTATATGTTCCATCTCCAACAGTACCATTAACGTTGAAGATATATCCACGAGCATTCAAGTCGTTAGATTCTGAATTGTCACTATAGAAATATGGTGTGTCAGACGCATATCTATCTAACGATTGATACCTAACATTTTGAACAATATCCGATTGGGATGTTGCCCATGAATTGAATTGGTCTCCGAAAATAAGTCTAGTATTATTCAATTTCCATTGATAAAAAGGCACAACTTGAGATTTAATTCCGTAAGGATATGGGTAATACCCAATATCATCGGTACCTCTAAAGTTAATTCTACCTGGGGTTAAATAATCTTTGGTTTGTAAATCTTCTGTGGTTGATGAAAACCAAACCGCAATTGTAGGATTCTCTGCAGTTCCAAGAATTTGTGTTGGTTGATTTGTCGCACCAGTCACTACATCATAGTATTCAGGAGAAAAATTGATATTACCTATTTCGCTGTTGATAGACATCAGTTGTGCTAAATCCCCATCAATTCTTAGTTCTGGTCTTGAAAATAGTTGATTTATTCCATTATCACCTAAAGGTATTAATTGCTCTAAGAAATTCTCGTCAGTAATTCTTGATACTACGAACAAATTCACTAAGTCGGAAGTATCTCCATAACTCGTAGGATTTATGTTAGGAATAATATATCCTTTAGTGGTTGAGTCGAATGTGATTTCTGAATAAAATATATCTTTCATTCCCATATTAACTAAAGTGGTTGGGAACAACAAATTCAATTCGTTCACTCTTCCATCATTATTTGTTCGTTTTCCAACAAAAGTGTTTATATCCCCATCGTAAGGACTACTTCTATAATAGAAATTATTACTATCCGTATTAAAATAAACAACGTCTTTACAGTATTCTATTTTACCCACTTTATTTTGTTTATTATAGAAGGTGTCAACTTGTATTGGGAACATATAAAGTGATCCATTAACCCAATTATTCATAAATGATTGAGCAAGAACCCCCCTACACAACCCATAAAAGAATCTGAATCTGTACGCCCATTCATTAAAGTTTGATAGGTCTTTTCCTAAATCAACTAAGGGTCTTCTTAAAAACAAATAACAACCTTTGAATACATTGTCCTTTGTGGTACATTCTTGATTTATCCTGAAATTGTCACCAAATCCCTCATAACAATCTAACCCAACCATATTTTCACAACTAAATGTTGAGAACACAGTCAAATTATTTGGTAGTCCATCAAGGTCTTCAGTTGGTATCTCAGCTCCAGTTGTATATGATGATAAATCCAATGGTTGGTCAATATCAGGAATATTGTAAAAAATAAAATTATTATTTTGTTGAAGTAATGCCGGATTAGTTTCCCACGAACTACCATTCAATACATCGGATGATGGTAGTCTATCAGTTCTCATAACATTAATAACTTTCGATGAAATCGACATAGGATTCGCCGACAACGAAGGATAACCGTTTGGTGTGAAATATTGATATTGTACATCATTATAATTGAAATTAACCGCAAATATTGCCGCAAATATCGCAGCAACTCCCGCACCAATTAGAAGGATAGTTATTATTGGGAAAAAAGGAGCAAGAGCCACGAATGGTAATAAAGTTGCCCCCACTCCAGCAGATGCCCCCAAAACTACAACAGATAATGGATCTAAAGAAAATGCTGTAATATTTGAGAATATGTAAGACGCACCTGAAACATCTTCAGATAAATCATATTTGGCAGCATTTTGATTTGGAGAATAAAAGTCATTATTAGTCCTACTAACCATAGAAGTGACTCCTCCAATATTTTCAATCCTTAACCTATTGATGTTGGAAGTAGCATCCAAACTTCCATAATAACCTACAGTAGATGTCGTAAATCCAGAAAAATCATTTCCAGCTTCAAAGAAATACGATGGATAAAACATACCATTTTGGGTAAATGGTTGTACTGATATATTAGTTTGAGTTAATTTTTGTATCGGTATATTTAATCTTGTTTGAGCAGTAATCGTTAATCCAGGGTCATCAATATTTTTTCCAAATATTCTCCCAAGTCGATATTCATTTGTGTATTTTGGAGAATACGGGTCAACCCCCCTTTGTAAAATAAGAATGTACTGATTTTCAATATCACTGAAAGCATTTAGAGGACTAATAAGAAAATCTTTATCGTTTCTACGATACCCTCTTAGTCTTTTTTTAGCCAAAATTAATCGTGAGGGGGCCGCTAATACATTTGGAAAGGTTTCTAATTCTCCCAAATTCCATATTTTAATAGCATCTGAAACAGTAATTGCCGTTACGACTTGGTAGTATTCTCTATCTTGTGGATATGATTGTCTTGTTATAGTACTTCCTGTTGGTAGTGAATATAAAACAGTTTGGTCAGATGTTTGAGTTACCGCGTAGTTAACATTAACAGACGTTGCGGCTTGAATTGTAGTACCTGTAACACCATTGACAACACCATTTTCAGTTTGAGCGGTGTATAAAAAGTTTTTATCGGTTGTTGTTGCAGGATTTACAGATGTTAATAATTGACCCGATTCATAAAACTGATTGGATAAAACTGTAATTGTATTATCAAAGTGGAATTTACCAAAGTTTGAACTTTGAGCAAATGTGACTTTTATTTTATTGAGATTATCAAAATATGAATTTCTAGTGTTAAATATATTGATTCGTTCTCCAACAGTTAAACTTTCAGAAAAAGCAAAATGTTTGTCTTCATCTGACTCATCAGATAAAAATCTTACTACAGATGATTTTGGAGTTTTGAAAATATCCAAGTCAGATACAGAGTCATTATTACCAGCGATTGCTTGTGCAAAAATTGTGGATTTTACTTGTACATCTTCCGAAGGAGTTCCGTCAGCACCAAAAATTGATTCCAACCCCTCAAAATAACTTTCAGGGAATGATACGTAAGATAGAACTCCAGTAGTTCCTCCTAAAACTGCCTCAGAATTTACTTTTGATTCATTACAAGAACAAGATTGACACTCAGGATAAGTAATCATTGGTAATCTAATAGTGAAATTTTTAGTTTCACACTTTAATCTTAACGCATTACAAATAAACGCAAATGGTCTAACTCTAAGAATTCTAACACCACACAAGAAACATAACGCTTGTATTACTGTTGTATAAATAAACAATATAAAGTGGGATACTATTAATAGTGCAACTCCAACAAACTGAAGAACTGTGAATATTATTGAAAATAAAAAGAACAATAAATCAAAGTTTTTAAACCCGTCATTCACAGGAAATTTATTTATTGAACTATCACATGAATCGTCATCAATTTCTTTAATCCCTATAAATCTTCCCCTTCCTCCTTTTTTATATTGGTCGACTAACGATGAAACAGTGTATACCCTATTGAATTGAAACTCATAAAATGTGTCTTCACAATTTATAATTTCATCGAGCCTTTCGATTTGTTCTGACCCTACAAATCCATCAGTATAACCACTCCAAGCCAATCCAAAATAGTATGAACTTTGTTGTTTTCTTTTATTGATTTGATTGGGAAAATAAGTTGGGTCTGTATTAGAATTCTCCCAACCATACTCTTTAACATTAGGTAATAAATAATGTGGTCGTCTACTTTGTATTGTTAAGTCAGTTGGTTGTGTCCATTTAACCTTAAACCTAAATTTTGATTTAGTAGGTATACCAATTGATTGGTCATTTGAAACAACTCTTTCTCCAAATTCATTGGTTATAACATAATCCAAATTCATCGGTAATTCTGTCAACCATGCTCCATCTCCATCAATAATGTTACCCGCTTGTTCCAATTCAAATACTTCCAAGACAGGATTACCATCTACATCTTGGTCTGCGGTTTGTCTAATCGCCAATATTTGACCAGGCCCTGAAGTCAAATCACACAAATTACCCATATTATCTTTGGGTTTACAATTTTTTCTTAACCTAAACTTGTCAGGAGTAGAAAAAACAGAACCCATAAAAACCGCAGTCGGTTGTATATCAACGTTAGCATCGTCTCTTAAATCGAAATCTAATCTGTTGATTGATATATCACATATTTCAGGGTCACCCCACAAAGGAGAAATCTCAGCGTTTTTAGTTAAATTAATAATCTGAGGTAAAGAATTCAAATCATTTGATGTTCGAAATCTGTTACCAGCAACTTGTGCTTCTGTAGCTAAACCGATTCTAATTAAATCTTGAGGGGTTAAAGAAAATTCCCCGATGTCAGAAAGATCAACATCCATGACTATCGTTTGTGCTCCCAATGGAACCCCCATAATCATATAGTCTCCGCTATCATTAGTTTTTGTTGTAAACTTGTAATACTTGTCGTAAATTTCTACGGCAGTACTTCCTGTTAGAACATCAGATTTTGTTGGTAATGTTCCAGTTGCGGCATGTTTTGAATAAGAAGGAGTATATGGTAATAGATTATATCGATATCCGTCATTATTTTTATCACTTGGTGATTTGTATGGATAGATACTTGTTATTATTGGATTAGATTCATCTACTTGTTCTATAGGTATGAATATAGAAACTCTAGCATTCGGTAAACCAAACCCATTGTTCGCGGTGACTCTTCCAACTAAAACACCATAATCAGCACAACTTCTTGTGTAGATATCAGTTTGTTGTATTTTAAGAGATAAAATTTCTAAGAACTCAAACTCTTGGTCTAACTGTACATTAATTGATTTGTTAATACCAAGTTCGGTCCTAATTCTATATGAATCACCCATGTAATATCTTTAGTTTATAAATAGTTTATGTGTAATTTTTAAAAATCAAATAGACACACATTATAAATTATAACCCAAAGATTAGGATAATAAACCTATTAAGAGAATGTTGTGGATTGGAAGTTTACTACCGAAACTTTAATATCCTTGCTTGGATACCTAATTTGGTAAACTTGGGAAGGTTGTGCAAAAATTGTATCCGCGACCGGTGCAATTTGTCTTGTTTCAGGGTCCGAGTACTGCATAGAAGTTTCAGCTGAAGAGTATTGACCTCCAACATTATTAAACACTTTTATTCCTGCAACTGTAAGTACTCCATTTTGATTTTGTACAATACTTTGAATCTCTGATAAATAAACATTTTGCCCTAGCTCCCTTACTTGTGGATTGAAATATGTAGAAATTCTATCTACAACATCAGCAATAACTTGTCCTGAGTTTTGTGCCGAAGTCAATACAATCGATACTTCTAAACTTAAGTCAATAACCTCCGCAGTAAAAATGGATATATAATCATTCATCATCCTATAATTCGACAGATAAGTTGCGACATTCTGCTTCAAAGTATTAGAAACAATGTTTGTTAATTTTCCTGAAGTATCATAAGATAACAATTGAATTAAAATTTTATTGTTATTTTCTGTAACCGAAACTTTTGCAGGTGCTCCGAACTCTGATGGCATGTTCCTGATGATAGATTCATAATCTTGAACGGTAACCGCTCTTTTTTGGGCTGAAAAATTAAACGAAACATAATTTCTAATTTCTTCCAAAGAAGGTAAACCTGCCCCACCAATCGCCGCGGTAACGTTGTTACATCTTAAAGAATTAACCACAGATGAATTTGTAAGTTCCGATGGTCCATTAACAAAGAATGAGACCGTTCCGATTTGTGTAATAACATTTGTCCCTAAGTTAGTACCTAATCCACCACCCACTCTGTACTGAACAAATAGAGTTGAATTTGGAGTCAAAGCGGACCCCAAAGACAAATTGTTTGAATATCTTTGTAAATCTATTGTGGCCCCTAATGTTGTGAATTGATTCAAAGCATCTTGTGCAGTATTAGTACCACCACCAAATGTCATTTTTTTAAAACCTTCGGGAGTGTATTCAGAAATAAATCTATTTTGTGTTTGAATATATCTACCAACTTTAATACCAGGCTGGTCGGATACTTTTGTAGGGTCTTCAATGAAAACTCTATCTTCAGCAAGGGCATCTACCTCATACCATTTATTAGAAATTCCTAAAAATTCTGCAGTTGTAGGTATATTTGTATATGCAGTACCACTCTTAAGTAAAACACTTGTAATACCCAAAACATTTTTTTCAGGTAAGAATAATTCAAAAAATGGTTTTACATCATTTGGAGTAATGACTCTTTTGAAAACTTTAGTTATACCGTTGACAACTAATTCTCTTTTGGTAATAGTATAATTTACCAAAACATTATTTGCATTGAAGTTAGGTATTTTTAATCTGTTAGGAAACCCTTGAGCATTATATGGTGATGTAAAATCAACATCATATATGTTCTCGAATACAATACCAGCTCCTGATACTTGGGACCCTCTAGCCAAAGTTCCAAGGTATCTTTCATCTTCTTTATCTCCAAATGCTGGTACAGTGATTGAAAAATCAACTAAAGAAACTGAAGGTCTTTGTCCAGGGAGTTTCAATCCATAAGTTCTTGCAATGTTGTATATTGAAGATCTTTGTTGGGCATATTGAAGTACGGTTTCCTGAATACTTCTATCAATATGATAATGTAAGTTATCCGCCACCGCAGCATTCAAGTCCAAAAATACTGAGAATACAGATGCATCATTAAAATCCTGAATTAGTTCAGGATAATATGTTCTCACATAATTTAATAACTCAGTTCTTATTCCTTGATAATCTCTGGTTGTATATGAAATTTTACGATTTGCCATCTATATTAAATATTAATAATAACAAAATCACTTTGAGCAAAAGCCGATCTGTTGTTTGAGTAATCTATTCTAATTTTTGCAGTATATTCCGAAGTCCCTTTACCAGGTAATCTATAAATTGGAGACTCACTTGTCCCTACTGTATTTTCACCAAGCATGGTATCAACTTCTTCCATAGGGTCCGCAGGTGTAATTGTTATTTGATTCAATAACAGGTTCGGCATAAAATTTTGAACCGCATCCCTTATATCTGATTGTATTGCGTCAAAAGTTAAACCATCAAAAGGTTCAAATAAAAATTCGTATAATCTGGTTCCAAATTCAGGTAAATAATATCTACTTCCT